ACAATGTAGATGATAATGACCATTATAAAAAGATGAAAATGAAAACTTTGGCTAAATCAGATCTGAGAGAAAGGGACGAAGATTGTTATAAAAGTCTTATAAAATATCAAAATTCGTCCAGAGCTATAGAAAATTACTCAAAAACTTCAGCTTCAATAGGAAATCATAAGATGAACGTTGTAACTTTATCAAAACAAACTGTTAATGACACTGTTAAATGTAATTATAAATGGAGGGACAATAAAAAAGTCTTGGAAATCCGACATTGCAGTAAGCAACAAAGTGGGAAAGCAAGAGATTTTTGCAATAAAGTCATGAGTTATATAATGGGGCAAACTGATAAAGATTCAGAAAATTTAACAAAGGATATAATGGACACAGGGCAGGATACCCCCGAAATGTGTAAACTAAAGCAGGTTATGATGTCAGAGCATGTAAAATCTAGTCCTGAATTCACAAAAAGAAGAATATGTTTGATATCACGTTTTATATCAAATTTTTGCTACACGTTGTTAAATTTCTCACAAAATTCAAACAAAGGGAATGAGTTTTCAATTAGCAATCTTGGATGGAAAGGATCTATATTGATTGTAAGAGGTGGTGCTAAAATATTTAGCACTCAATGTTCCAGACAATTCAGACTGCAATATCCAATATCTTCTGATTTTAGGAGTTTTTTTGATTGCATGTTCAGCAGTACAACAGAAATAGTCTCCAAAGGTGGCCAAGATTATGTTGTAACTGGATGGAGTGTACTAGATGAAAAAGTGTTGACAGACATGGCATTTTGTTTTCACAAGTGTTACTCCTACTTCGTGAATTACTCTGTTAGATGCAGTTCTGAATGTGAATACAATGATAAGGAGCTTTCATATAGAAATTTATCATTTAATTACTTGTTGATGTTAAATAATAGAAGAAGCACTGAGGCAATGTTGGCAGATCTAAGATACCCTTTAGTTAATGCTCTTGGTACTCATACCAACTTGACTGAGATGCTTAAAAGTTTTGATACCAATCCTTCTGATCTTGTTCAAAGATATGCAATGGATCAATTTATAAATAATTATGGCAACTATTTTAAATGTATAAAAGGTGCAATAATGAAAAAAATGTCTGATGAAAACAATCAAGTAATTAACCCTTTCACAGAAGGAAACATATTAAGCATGACTGACTTTACATTTTTGATATATTCACCCTATTTGATGACAAAAGCACCATATAATCAAAAAGTTGAGCAGAACAAAAATTTGAAGAAAATGATGAAAGTTCATGACTATTACAAAAGCTTTTTCAATGAAGAATGTGTGAATGACAATAGGAAAATGTTGGAAATGTTTGATATCAGTGAAAAACCTGAGAACCTATTTTCTAGTAATTTTAATTTCTCACTGAGTATTGTTATGAGCTAGGCAAACATGCTGCAAATTACTTTAGTGGAAACAGTGAAACAGGTGAAATACACCTCAAATGGAATTCAATTGCCAATGAAAATTGGATTACCATGATAAATGAGTCAGGCATGAGGACTAATGAGATGACTAAATCTGGTGATGATTCATTTTTTGGAAAGAAAGGGCATGAGGTTGTTATGAATCAAGTAAAAAAAGATATGGAAGGCACTGACCCCTGTACTATATTAAATGACATTGACTCTTGTGTTGGCCAAACAATAAAGAAGATAAATAAATTGAAATCATACAATGTTAGTTTCTCAAAAAAGATAATGGAAACTGGGAAAATTGAAATAGTATTTCATGTTGTTGACAAGACTCAATGGAAAGGAAGCAGAGAAATATACGTTATGACTTTGAATACTAAATTGATACAACAACCCCTGGAAAAATTCTTTAAATTTCTGTGTCAGAAAACAGATAATGAAATAATATCAATTCCTAGTGACAAAAGGCTCCAGTTAATACATAGCAGGTTATTTGACAAAAGGTATATCAGTAGTGCAAAAGAAAAATTTGTCAGTGTAAAATTTTCATTTGATTGTGCAAAATGGGCACCACAATCCAATTTTCATAAATATTATTTCTTTTTGGTTGGCATGAAGGACGTGATACCTAAAAGCATGTTCAACTTGTTCTCTGCACTTTGCTCTTTATATAATGAAAAGAAAGTTGTGGTGAGCAAAGGAAGCTGGAACATTTTTAAAAATTCACCTGATTACAAAGGTCATGAAGATGATCTTGTTTATAAAGATGAACTCGGTTCATCATATTACAACATGCCATATAGCTTTGTAATGGGTATATTCAATTATTTATCTTCATTGTTACATGCATTCAATCAAACCTTTGCAATATCAAATATAACCAGGGAAATTAAGAAAAAATATGATGTTGATATTTATATGAAGATGGATTCACATTCTGATGATAGTGGTGGAGATCTGTTAGTATCAGAAAAAGAATGGTTCTCTAAAGGTGAAGATATAATTACTGATGTTCTTAATAGATATCAGTGTGAATTGAAGTTGGCAAACCATATGTTATCAATGAAGAAATGTGTAGTATCACATGTATATAGTGAATTATTATCAATCCTGTATATAAATGATGAACTATTGCCCATGGTTGCCAAATTTTATCCAAATATGTCAATGAAACCAACCTTACAAGGATTTTCCTCAGATATAGCCCAGGGTTATACAAAATGCATAGAATTAATAAGTACCGGATCTACTTTCTCAGAAGCTTTTTTCAACATGAGAATTTATTCTGATATGGTTGTCAATTTTTATCATTTAAATAGTAATTCTGATAGACCTATAAATTGTTATGGGGGATTATATTCACATCCATTATTAGTTTTGTTACTTGGTTCAATGTCAGATAATGCTAGATTATTCAAAGTTAATAAATCTCTTTTCATTAAATGGCAATCTGTCATTAAATCATTAAAAGGAGATTACAAAGAGTCCTATCAACAGG